GTAAAAGTTGTGATTTAGTCCTTCCCCCCCACCAGTGGGCCGAAGCTGACTGGATTTGGGACTGTTCTAGAATTCTGGCGAAGCCAGTGACCCAACAAGGTCGACAGTTGTTAGCGTCTAGACACGCTACAAGCAAGTTGTGTTCCGAAGATCAAAAATAGAGACGATGCGAGGTGCGGCTGTGGTGTCCATTGCTAGGAACCCCCCACGGATTAGTCGTTGCAGTTGTCCAGACTGGAGAGCGAACTTTTATTCACCGGGCTCAAGTTCATAGGTTTGGCAGCCATCTCTAAGTAGCTTCATTGGTTCACGGTCATCAGTTGGCGAGCATGGAAAACTAAGGCCATGTGCGACTGAGAAAATCAGGTTTAAATGTCCGCATGTTCCAATTGCACTACGCGTGCACTGATGTAGTCGATGACACCACCAGTAATGGTCATTGCGGGGAGAGTGAGGGTTGATTCGAAATCTGGGTTAGTTACGATCACAGCGATGTTGTAGCTGGCAGCAGTGAGTGCTGTAGATGCGGTTGCGGTTGGTCCGAAGACTTGCAATCCAGTTTGTGGCTTGGTGTGGTAAGCCCATAGCCCACAGTTTGTGAAGGTGGAAACGTCGTTGAAGACGACACCACCGGAGAAACCTGTGTTGGATCCAAACTGTACCGACACGTAATACACTGCCTTTTTCCCACGGGGAAAGGTGATGCTACGATTCTTGTAAGTGATCTTGAGTGAGCCATCACGGCTCGCTTCGGTACCATTGAAGAAAGCGGTGGAGGTAAGAGCTGCACCGGTCCACGCTGTACCATTGGTGGATGAGGAGATAGTAGTGTTGGAGTTGAGAATAGGTTTCTTCAACTCAACCTCATACGTTACCCACAAGTCACCCAAAACTACACCATTCGTCGATTGACCGTTGGTGGCAACATGTGTTGTTCCAAGATCATAAATCAAACGCGAGTCCTCATTTGGGATTGCAGTGGTGCGGGTGTATTGTATGTTGAACGGGTTCTCCTTTGGATCACACTCAATGGGATGAGCTAATGGTTCAAAGGGCACTGATTCACATGCCCAATATTCATTGAGCAATTCAGATTTGCTGGCAGGAGCTGAGTCGCTTGCGCGATAAGTGGTTTGCATCATCACACTACCCAATGCTTGAGTAGTAGAGATGGAACCGGAGGTGGGTACGAAGTGGAAGACCACACCCTTGAATGAGTACTCCTGGAACCGACGCGCGATTCCTGAGAGCCATGGAAAAGTTTCACTCAATCCGGGATTTAGTGGTAGGGAATATTGCACGGCGTAGTCAATGGATGACTTAACCGGCCCAAGATAATCCTTGTGTCTGACAGTGACAGTTTGGTTACTTGAATGCATCATTGGCACGTTCGGTGAAGATCGTGATCCTGATACAATAGAGTTTCGTGATACTTCGTAGTCGCCAGCCCCCATCCATTTGGACAGCGCAGCTCCAAGATGAGTACCGGCACTGGCGCCGGTAACAGGTGCACCGACAACACCACCAAGGGCGCCGCCGGCCAAACCACCCAGTGAGCGTATAGCTTGACCAAGCAGTGATACCTGTTTTGTTGTTGCAGAGTTGATTGTTGATTTTCGTGGTCGTTTGGACATGACCACCTTCTTTCGTTGTGACATTTTCGGCATTTTACAATTCGATTAATTTTAGTCCTGGTTCCAAATGAAGGGCGTCACGCGTGACAGCGTGTTCATCCCAATCAGACACAACGGCAGTCCGGTAGTAGTTCTCAATTTCAATCTGGTGATCTGGCAACACTCCAAACGCGTAGTAATAAGATACGCGGGAGCATGGCAATATTTCTGTGTTCTGGGTTGCTAGCCCATCGATGCGTTGCAGCATTGTTGATCCTTTGAAGATGTGTTGTTTCATGCCACTGGAACATGTGGTGCCATTGCGCATCAACGCTTCGTAAAAAGCTGATTGCACAGGCATGCCGCTGGTGAGGATACTTCCACATTCCCCCACGGCTCCCATCCACTTGCGGAAAACCTTATCGTTTTGTACCGCAATCAAACACATTGGATCCTTCTTAAGAACGGCTTCATGATTCCTGATCATGCGCCACCCAGTGCTAGTTGCAATTGGTTTTGTTTGGCAGAACTCTATCTGCTCAAACTCATACACTGGAACCTCTGCAACCATGGAAAAACCACGGTTTCGGAACCATCCATCCAACCCACGGGTGAATCTTTCAAGGTCAGAACTCTCCATAAAAACAACACAATCATCTCCGTTGTTGGCTAGTTCTATCTCTACTCCTCGTTCTTTCGCAAACGCATAAACACAACCGCACACTATGATGCAGTTTCCCAGCGATGTGTTCAAGTCACCACTTGAACGTGTTCCCTGAATCTTGAACTCCACAGACCCATCATTTGCGTACGCCTTACCTTTGTTGCTCAACTGCTGTTTTAACAGCCATCGCAATCGACTCGAACCAGGAAAAAGTCCGGTATAAAAGGAATGTTCGTACTTAAGTGCGTCAACGGTCACATGAGCATCAAATTTCTCAGCATCCAGGCCTACGGCCACTGGATGCCTGAATCGATCCCATTTCTGGCGCAATACGCGCCCTGACTCATCAGCGTTGATGCCTTTAATGACAGTGTGATCTGTGTGCCCTCCGTAGGTCTCGTTAATTGCTTTGAAGAATGGTTTCTCCGCATGCTTGATGTAACGTCCTAGTTCAAGGTTAAATCGCGGGTCACGTGGATTGATGCCACGTGGTGCCTTGCCAAGATCTTGCTTCTCGTATTTGATAAACATGTTTAGTCTCGCGTCTCGTTCTTCCAGCGGGCGTAACCGCAGAGATTCAAGGGCTTCAGTGTACACTATTTTCTTGCTACCGGTATAGCGGTCAACGACCTGTTGGCGGCTGAGACGGGGTAGCGCGGGCATGTGTGATAGCACTTCGGACCTGAACTCCTGGAAGAACGGTTTATCAAATGCGTGACGTTTGGGCGTGATTGTGTTGCGGAAGCCAGGATTGTGTTTGTCCTTGCAGAAGAAGTACCGCTCTGTCAATGCACGCGCAATTGCGTCAACACCATTGTTGTAAACGCCTAGGTTGTGAGCTAGGCCAAACCCCTCAATGGTGGTATAGCGTCTGGGTTTTGGGTCATTCCCGTTCCGGCGCACGCACAACTTACCAATATTCTCCACCTTTACACGATCAATGAGTGATTGATCAACGGTGGTATTGGTGCCGTGCACCGTACGCGGGCAACCTCAACAGATGGTTGGCGCAGCTTTCGGAACAACTCCGAAAGCCTCGCGCAACCAACGAGGTGCACGGGTACGCACTGTGCATTGCTCATCAAGTACACCTTCAGTGAAGAATGCGTTTAGTACGCATTGTTGATGGGCAATGATGTCCACGTTTCGAACGGCACCTTCCCTGCAAACCTTGAGGTACTCACGTTCAATGAGTAACCTATTTGGTTCGGTGGGTGTTAGGTTACCAAATTTGGCACGCAAGCAGAGCACTACCGCTGCGGCAAATTTTGGGACGACGCGGACTTGCGTTGTGGCGGGTTGACTGGTTGGCATTACCAATCCCAATGTGGCTAATTGGGTTGCGGCTGCTACTAGATCTGGGCTGGCTGCAACAACGTTCACCACTTCGTTGTTGTAGTTGCTCATATCATAGCCTGTAGCATTATAAATCCCTTTCATGGTAGTGGTCACTCCTGCTGTCCCTAGGCAGTCAGTGTGAGCAACCATTGCATCGCGTACTTCATCGCGGAGTTCTGACTCATCTTGGATCTCGGCAAGTAACTGATCATCAAGGCAACACACAAGTCGTAGGAACTTGTACTTGATGATGGTCTGGTACTTCTTGACGGTGGACCAGCGGGACGTGCTGGTCGTGTGGATCGTATCGTGGAATGTTGTGGTCATGGTTGGTGAAG